CACCACAGAGACATACACCGACCTCAGTCAGGAAGCCGCGAACCTGTTGATGCAGGATGAGGATGTCTACGCGTCTGCGCTGAAAGAAAAGCCGGTTGGCGAGCCAGTCATGGTTATGCCAGAAGTCGTTGATCCATTAACAGGCAACGTGCTTCAGGAAGCGCAGTTCGAGCAACCAATGGCGTATGACTTAGAACTGAAGCGCGAAACGACCAAGGGCAAGATCAAGTGCGAGGCGTTACCGCCCGAAGAGTTTTTGATCGACCGCCGCGCGAAGTCATTAGATGAGGCGACGATCGTTGCTCATCGGAAGATGGCGACAGTCTCTGAACTGGTCGCGATGGGCTATGAGTTCGACGACGTGATCAAGCACGCAGGCGAAGACTTCCGTTTCGATACGAACTCTGAGTTCTACACGCGTAACCCAGTTGCGACTCTTCAAGGGCTGACGGCCAAGGATGATGCGAACAAGCGCGTCCTCTACATCGAATCCTATGTGAAAGCGGATTACGATGGAGACGGCATCGCGGAACTTCGCAAGGTATGCACGATGGGTGACGCCTACGAAGTATTCAGGAACGAGCCTTGGGATCACATTCCGTTCGCATCGTTCTGCCCCGACCCAGAGCCGCACACATTCTTTGGTCAATCGTTGGCCGACATCACGATGGATATTCAGCGCATCAAGTCAGCGATTCTCCGGAATCAGTTGGACTCTCTGGCGCAAGCGATCCATCCGCGTATGGCGGTCGTCGAAGGACAAGCAAATCTAGAAGACGTTCTGAACTCAGAAGTCGGCGGCATCATTCGGATGCGCGCACCGAACATGGTTCAGTCGTTCTCTCAGCCATTCGTTGGGCAACAGGCGTTCCCGATGATGGCGTACATGGACGAAGTTAAGCAATCGCGTACCGGCATCAATCGTGCGGCATCAGGCTTGGATGCTGATGCACTGCAATCGACAACCAAGACAGCAGTTGCGGCCACTGTAACAGCGGCTCGACAGCACGTTGAGTTGATCGCGCGTATCTTCGCAGAAACGGGCATGACCGACCTTTTCAAAGGATTGCTAAAGTTATCGGTAATGCATCAGGACCAAGAAACAATGGTCCGTCTGCGAGGAGACTTCGTACCCGTTGACCCAAGGGCTTGGAACGCAAACTACGATGTAGTTGTGAACGTTGGTCTTGGAGGCGTTGATGACGACCAGAAGATGGCGTTGTTACAAAATGTAGCAGAACGCCAAGAGAACATTATCTCTCAGTTCGGATTAGAGAACCCATTGGTCACTCTGTCGCAGTACCGCAACACGGTCGCTAAGTTCCTAGAGACAGCCGGTATGAAGGATGTCGACAACTACTTCATGGACCCGAACAGTCAGCAGTCAATGCAGATCATGGCGCAAGCCGCGCAGAAGCCGAAGAAGCCACGTCCTGAAGAGGTGATGGCTCAGGCNGAGATCGCGAAGACTCAGGCAGAAACTCAGGCACGGATCGCCGCAATGAACCTCGATCGCGAGAAGATGTTCATGGAAGACGAGCGCAAGCGTGATGAACTGGATGCGAAGATTTCGATGGAAGCGTTAGAGCTTCAGGCGAAGTACGGAACTCAAATCGACATTGCTCAGTTGAAAGCAGAGGTCGAGCGCGAGAAGTTGAATATCCGCGAGCGCGGAGCAACGTTAAGACAAATGATGAACAACGCACCAAGAGGTGACTAATGTTTTTTAATAGACGGGACATTGAGCTTGGAGACAAGGCTCGATCCGTTGTAGAGAATGAGGCGTTTAAAGAAGCATTTAAGTGTATACATGAAGCGTACACTCAAGCCTTTATCAATACGGCGGAAGATGAATCAGCCAAGCGCGAACGCGCATATATGGCGATCAGAATGCTAGAGGAAGTTGAGGCTCAACTGACAAGCATGATGGACAAGGGGAAGTTGGGTAAGCAACACCTTGACAAACTAAACCGTAAATAAGGGATAATAGAACCATGAGTGATAATCCAGATACTGGACCACTGAGTGTTAGAGATGCGGCAGGCGTATTCGGCAAGATGATGGAACCTCAANCAGAGGCTAACCCAGAACAAGTTGAAGCAAGTGTCGNAGAGTCTGAGGTAGTAACCGAGGACGTTGGGCTAGAGGACACGTCGGAAGAGTTTGTAAGCGAGGACTCTTCAGAAGACCCCGAAGCCGGTTTTGAAGAAACGAACGAAGCAGAGAGTGAAGTTGCAGGCCAGACTTACACCGTCCGAGTTGATGGTGAAGAAGTTGAAGTCTCAATCGATGAACTGTTGAGCGGGTATTCGAGGACTCAAGACTATACGCGAAAGACGATGGCATTAGCCGATCAGCGCAAGTCGCTAGAAGGTGAGCTAGAACAGATTCGTCAGGAACGCGCACAACTTACATCGGTCTTGGATCAAATTGATGTACAGGACCAAGAACAGGAACCCAACTGGGAGGCGTTGTATCAACAAAACCCCCAACAGTGGGCTGTTGAGCGTGAGATGTGGCGTACAAAGCAAGAGCGTAAGCGCGCACTTGTGGAAGAGAAACAGCGTCTATTGCAAGCGCAGGAAGCAGACAAGCAACGAATCGTTGCGGAGTTTGTTCAGCAAGAGCAAGGAAAGCTGACAGAGGTTCTTCCTCAGTGGCGTGATGGCAAGGTTGCGAAAGCGGAGAAGGCGAAAGTCGCTGACTACGCTAAGAAGATCGGGTTCACCGATCAAGAGATATCGCAATTTTACGATCATCGAGCGGTCACGACTTTGTACAAAGCGATGAAATTTGACGAACTGCAATCCGGCAAACCACAAGCGAAGCGTAAGGCGACGCCAACCGCTAAAGCGGGTGCGGCTTCAGGTAGGCCAACATCTGCTGACGGGTTACGTCAATCGAAGCAACGACTCGCAAAATCAGGCTCCGTCCGCGATGCGGCGACAGCCTTTGGACATCTTTTAAAGTAAGGAATTACTAACATGGCAACTTATTTCACATATAGCTCGGAAGGTATCCGAGAAGACTTAGCAGACGTGATCTACTCTATTGCGCCTTAATCTTGGGGCCGCTCTGAAGTAATTCAGAAGCGATAATCGCGTGAACTTCTGGGACGCTAAGTCGGAAACGATAAGCCAATCAGAAGCCAAGCCAAGCAGGAATGTTTGGAAGGTTCAGAGACTAGGGTACGGAGTCCAGACCGGACGGTAAAACCCCACGAGTGCGCGACATCCTACGGGATGAAGATATAGTCCGATACTCCTTGGAAACGAGGAGAGCCGAGGATAAAGAGCCTTGGTGTAACATTTGGAAGAGACACCGTTCATGTCAAACATTGGCCGGAAGCAAGTATCTAACACTCTGTTTGAGTGGCAAGAAGATACGCTTTCAGCGGCAGGCGACTCAGCGATCATCGAAGGTGGCGCGGCGACGTCTACTCAGGTAGCACCTAAGCGGATGCAGAACTACGCTCAGTTGAACGCTAAGCGCGTAACCATTTCTGGTACGTTGGAAGCTGTCGACAAGGCGGGCCGCAATTCAGAACTGCAATACGAATTGGCAAAGAAGAGTTCNGAGCTAAAGCGGGATATGGAATTTGCGTTGACGCAAAACCAAGTCGCTGANGCCGGTGATGCTTCAACTGCGCGTAAGACAGCAGGACTCGAGTCTTGGTTACGCACCAACACTAGCCGTGGTACTGGTACTACGACTGACGGTGCTGATCCAGAGCTTTCTGCGACAACTTCTGGATTCCCAGATACTGCGCCAGTCGACTCAGACACAACTCGCGCATTCACAGAAACCCTCCTCAAGGAAGTGGTTCAGTCTGTGTGGACCGAGGGCGGTGATCCATCAATCTTGATGGTAGGCGCGGCTAACAAGCAAGTCGTATCTGGCTTCGCGGGTATCGCTGAACAGCGTTACATGGCTCCATCAGAAGGCCCAACGACTATCATTGGCGCGGCTGATGTATACCAGTCAGACTTCGGTGCGATCTCCGTGATCCCTAACCGTTTCCAACGGAACCGTACTGCTTTCGTACTCGACCCTGAGTACGCAGAAGTTGGCTTCCTGCGTGATTTCGAGATCCAAGAGTTTGCGAAAACTTCAGATGCTGAAGATCGTCAAATCATCGTGGAATTCGGACTCCAAGTGAGCAACGAAAAAGCACACGGCGTAATCGCTGACTTGTCCTAAAGTCAGACAACGGAAGGGGCTTCGGCCCCTTCTTTTTAACTAGGGGTGTTGCATGGGAAACAAAAAGATACTCAGCCACGATTCAATGACTGGCATTACTAAATACTGGAACGATAACGGCGACGGGACATACACGATCGAGACTGATCAAGATATGACCGGCATTATCGAATCCAACAAGAAACAGCATAACGCGACAGACAAGCACACAAAGCATGGGGAGTGGTCCAAGGTCGCATCGATTCCGATGACCGTGTACTACGAACTGAAGAAGAAAGGCATCGTTGATGACCCGAAGGCATTCAAGAAGTGGTTGAACGATCCAGACAATAAGTTCTTTAGAACGAGAGTGGGGAAAGTATGAAGATAGTCGTGGGGGTTCCTTGTCGAGACGAGGTGCATACAACGTTCGCATATGATCTAGCGATGGCGGTTGCGACACATCAGCGCAACCATCCAGAGGACGACATCATCCTATCGATGAAGCGCGGCACGTTGATCGCGGATCAGCGTCACGAATTAGCGAAGAAGGCTCTGATCGAAGAAGCCGATTACTTGCTGATGCTAGATTCGGATATGCGGTTCCCGCACAACATCATCGAACACATGGTGTCTCGGGATAAGGACATACTGGCGGCTTGCTCTTCAACGCGTAAGTTTCCGGCTAAGACAAACGCCTTCCGATCGATACGCCCATCGTTGCACTTATGGATCGATGAAGACTCCAAGGGGTTGCATGAAGTTGCGGCGGTCGGCACTGCGATCATGATGATCAAGACTGACGTGTTCCGGAACATGGAGTTGCCATTCTTCGAGATTGTTTGGGATGACTACTTCAAGCATTTCATGGGCGAGGACGTATACTTTTGTGCGAAGGCTCGCCAAAGCGGGTACGCAGTTTATGTGGACCAAGATTTGTCTCACGGGATTCGTCACACCGGCTCCTATGAGTTCAGCCACGATGATGCGATAATAAACAAAGAAGACGACGATGAAGTTGTCAATGAGTTTATTGAACTGAGGAAACAGTTAGATGAGCGTGACGAATTACGGTGAACTGAAGTCGACGATATCTGACTTTCTAAACCGTTCAGACCTAGCCTCGGTGATCCCTACGTTCATCGATTTCGCAGAAGCAGAGTTCAACCGCAACCTGCGCGTCCGTCAAATGGTTGCGCGCGCAGAAGCACCTATCGACAGCCGGTTCTCAGCACTTCCTGCTGACTTCGTTGAAGCGAAGGACTTGGTGATCGTTACGGGGAATCCGGTGACACCATTGCAGTTCGTCACTCAGCAAGAGATGGCGCAACTGAGGAACACAAGCATCACTAGCGCGGGCAAGCCTTTGTACTTCTCCGTTGTCGGCGAGCAGTTTGAAATGTGTCCGACCCCAGATGCGGTTTACAGTTTAGAAATGAGTTACTTCGCGCAGATCGATGCGCTGTCCGCTGACTCGGATACGAACTGGCTACTCAGAGAATATCCAGACATTTACCTGTATACTTCGCTTATGCACTCCGCTCCTTATCTGAAGGACGACGAGCGGATTACTGTTTGGGCGCAACTTGCATCAAAGGCGAAAGAGGAATTGATCTCCCGAGATACAAGCGCGTCCTTCAATGGATCAACACCCGTAATCAGAGTTAGGAGCTTCGGATAATGAGCTTTTCAAATTACCTAGAGACTGAAATCCTCGATCACGTTTTTGGCGGAGCGGCTTATACTGCACCGGCAACACTTTACTTGGCACTGCACACTGCGAACCCAGATGAAGATGGATCGGGCGCAGAAGTGTCAACTTCTGGTACTGCGTATGCTCGCCAGACAGTAGCATTTACCACTTCAGGCAACACAACATCAAACACGTCTGCTGTTGAATACGCAACTGCAACTGCGAGCTTCGGTACTGTGTCCCACGTTGGTGTATGGGATGCGTCGACATCAGGAAACCTTTTAGCGTATGCGGCGTTGACTAGCTCGAAGACGATCGAGACTGGTGACGTGTTCCGTGTGCCTGCCGGTGACCTCGACATCTCACTGGACTAATCAATGGCCTATGTAGATAGCTCCGGCTATTCTTACGGCACTGCGGCATATGGATCGAACGGGTTTGGGATCGACGATCTTCAAACAGTCGCAACAGCCAACGCGAGCGCATCATCTGGGTGCGTTCGTGTTCGCTTGTCTGGATCATTAGTTTCCTCGAACTCAACTGTTGCGGCGATCGGCGGGTTTACCGCCAACAATTCTGCATCGACGACAGCATCGTCGTCATCCATTTGTGGAGCAACACGAGTTCGCGAAGGTGACTCGGCGTCAATTACCACTGCGACGAATACAGCAAGCGCGACAGCGACATTCCTGTCTGGGGCGTTAGTCAGTTCGACAGCGACTAATGCGGTCGTTGCGGAGCAGTTTGCTCTCAAAGAGTCTAGCGGGTTCAGCTATGGTCACGGGGCTTACGGGTATAACGATTACGGGGACTCAGAGCTTCAAACCACAACATCCGCTGTCGCCACTGCAACCGCCAGTGGAACGCGAATTCAATCCGCATCCGCGTCCGCAAATGTCAGTGCATCATCAACAATCTCGGCAACTCGCTTTCGAGAAGGCGATGCGGTTTCAACGGCAAGCGCATTGACAACTGGTCACGGTGTATTCATCGTATCTGTTGCAGTCGCTGTTTCATCGAGCGCAACTAACTCTTGCGAATACATTCGTGAACGTAATGTTTCCGCCTTGAAGTCCGTAACATCTACAACTGCGGCGATCGCCAGAGAGAAATGGGAGCCTATTGTCATTACGAGTACGACTTGGAGTACAATAGCGGAAACATCCAAAACTTGGACGAAGGTGGCTTAAATGGCTGATACCACAACAACTACTTATGGATTAACGAAGCCCGAGGTTGGTGGAAGCACCGACACATGGGGGACGAAAATAAATGGCGTAATCGATGATCTGGACGATTTGCTCGACGGCACGACATCGGTAACTGGGATTGACATTGATTCCGGCTCGATTGACGGGACAGCCATCGGAGCGGCAAGCGCATCAACTGGCAACTTCTCTACCTTGTCGATAGGTGGAACTGCGATCACATCAACAGCGGCTGAGTTGAACCTTCTGGATGGGTCTGTTGCCAACACTGTTGTAAACAGCAAGGCCGTTGTTTATGGCTCATCTGGTGAAGTGCAGGCTACAACTGTCGATCTTGGAAACTGGACGATTACTGAATCAGGTGGCGTTTTGTATTTCGCCACTGGCGGCACAAACAAAATGAAGCTAGATGCGTCTGGTAATCTCACTGTTGTTGGCGA